ATTTTAAAACAATTACAAGCATAACCGCAGTTGGCAACCCAGCGGGTAACGTATCTGCTGGAATTAACAACAATGCTTTAGGTGTTATTTTTGCAGGGCGCACTCGATTACAAGGGTTTTCTTTTGTATCTGGTGGATCAGCAGGCAAAGCTAACCTTAGAGACGGAGGTGCCACGGGTACAGAGCTCATACAGTTTCGCTCGATTGGTACAGACAGTCAATCAGACGGTGCCCGTGGGTTTCCTGATGAAGGCATTTTGTTTAAAGACGGCGCGTATGTTACCTTTATCGTAGGAACTATGGACCTAATGATGTTCTACCACGCTTAAAACTAGGACGGCGTACAATGGCTAAGATCGACAAGTCCAAAATGAAGTGCAACAGCCCCAAAAGACAAAAGTCTGGGGGCAAAAAGTTTGTTGTAAAAGCGTGTGCCAAGGGTAAAGAAAAGATAGTTCGTTTTGGCGATGCCAATATGACTATTAAGAAGTCCAACCCAAAACGCCGTAAGTCATTTCGTGCGAGGCATGGGTGCGATACAAAGAAACTGGACAAGCTTTCCGCTCGTTACTGGTCCTGTAGTAAATGGTGATGCAATGAAATTGGACATACATCAAACAGTTTCTTTTATTGTACTTGGTTTAGTTAGCTGGGGAGCGTTACAGCTTTACCAGATGAATGCCAATCTATCCTTGGTGACATACAAGGTTGAAGAAAACCACGCTATGATAAAACCTATGTGGCAAGACTTTTTAATACGGAAGGCGAAGTATGACGTTATCCCGATCACAGATGTCGAAACAAATATCCACGCCTCCAACAAGGAGACAAACTAATGCCCAAAGACGCTTGTTACAAGAAAGTCAAAGCCAGGTACAAGGTGTTCCCAAGCGCCTACGCCTCGGGAGCAATAGCAAAGTGTCGAAAGGTGGGCGCGTCAAATTGGGGAGAATCTTCTAAGAAGCGCAAACGGAAGGTTAAAAAGAAACTCCGTGAGGGAGGGTTTATTGCCTTTGGCTGTGGCGAGGTTGCAGAAAACAGACGCAAAGAAACAAGAACTTTCTGATGGCTGTTCGTAAAACAAAAAAAGGTGCGGCTCTCAAGCGTTGGTTCAAAGAGGACTGGGTCGATGTTAAAACGGGCAAGCCTTGTGGACGCAAGAAGGGGGAAAAAAGAGGTACTCCTTACTGCCGTCCGAGTAAGAGGGTGAGTTCAAAAACACCTAAGACATCGAAAGAAATGACAAAGTCAGAAAAACGTAGTAAGATACGCGAGAAGAATAAACTTGGTCAACCCGCTGGCAAGCCCCGTAGAGTGTCTGCCGCAAAGCGTAAAACGAGGAACTACTAATGACAACATCAGATTCAAGAGACTTTAATCTCGACGTTGGTGAGATCATCGAGGAAGCGTTTGAGCGGTGCGGCTTAGAGGTTCGTACAGGTTATGACGCTCGTACTGCTCGACGTTCTTTGAACCTGATGTTTGCAGAGTGGGCTAACCGTGGGCTTAACATGTGGACCGTGCAGCAAGGCACGATAACCTTAACTCAAGGTCAGGCAACGGAGACGTTGCTTGCGGATGTGGTTGATATCTTAGAGGTTGTGCTTCGCAGAGACGGCACAGATTATGATATGGATCGGATTAGTCGTGGTGATTATGCTACCTTGCCCAGTAAAACAACGCAGGGAAGGCCAAGCCAGTTTTGGTTTAATCGTCAGATTGCTCCTGTTATTAACCTTTGGGCAGTCCCTGAGAACTCTACAGATCAAATAGTTTACTACTACCTGCAACGGATTGATGATGCAGATACGCTGGTCAATACTACAGATATGCCATTTAGGTTTTATCCTTGTATGGTTGCAGGCTTGGCGTATTATCTTGCAATGAAACGAGCTCCCGAGCGTCTTCAACTTTTAAAGGTTGTTTACGAAGAGGAGTTCCAACGTGCCGCAGACGAGGACGAAGATCGAGTTCCGTTAAAGTTGCAGCCTAGCATTCAATATTTGAGGTTGTAATGGCGTTTGCATCTGGAAACAAAGCATGGGGAATATCAGATCGTTCTGGGTTTAGATACCGTTTGAAGGATATGAAGAAGGAGTGGACTGGTGCTTTAGTTGGTCCAGATGAGTTTGAGCCCAAGCACCCTCAGTTGTTTCCTATACGCATAGGTCCAGATCCACAGGCGTTACGCAACCCAAGACCCGAGCCCAACCTTCCAGAAGAAAGAAACATACAATACGGTTGGAACCCTGTTGGAGGTCCAACGGACAATGGAATTAACCCCCCTAACAACTTGGTAGCTACTGGGTCGGTAGGCGAAGTGACGGTGACAACATGAGTTTTACATACACGCAGTTAAAGACAGCTATAGAAGACTACACTGAAAATAACGAAACGTCTTTTCTTACAAATCTTCCTTTGTTTATCCGTCTTACTGAGGAGCGTATTCTAAAGAACGTGCAACTTAATCTTTTTAAGAAAAACGTGTCTGGGTCTATGACATCTTCTAATCAGTATTTAGCAATGCCTTCTGACTTTCTAGCACCGTTTTCATTGTCGTTTACCAACAGTAGTAGCAACACTACCTTTGTAGAATACAAGGACACGGACTTTGTTCAAACGTATACTCCTAACGTAGCTACGACTGGAGCTCCCAGATACTATGCGGCTTATGACTTAGATAATTTTATCTTAGGACCTACGCCGAACAGCAGTTATGTTACAGAACTCCATTATTTTTACAGACCTCAAAGCCTAACACAAAGCACATACACTTTGACGTTAACAAGTGTGACAGGAACATTTACTGCCAGTGATACAATTACGGGTGGAACAAGTGGTGAAAGCAGTGACGTAGATTCTGTTCCAAGTTCAACGTCTATAGTTGTGGTTATACCAAGCAGTAACTACACCGTGGGCGAAACGGTAACCGCCAGCCCAAGTGGGGCAACGGGAGTGGTTTCGGCAATTGGGGCGGACACTACACTGACTTGGCTAAGTGAGAATGCCGAGATGGCATTACTCTTTGGTAGTTTAAGTGAGGCATACTTGTATATGAAGGGTGATCCTCAGATGATGCAGATGTACTCTCAGAGGTTTGCTGAATCAGTTGGTCGTTTAAAGAATCTAGGCGAAGCTCAAGAGGTTACGGATCAGTATCGCACTGGACAGATTATTCGTAAAAAGACGTAAGGAGATTAACGTATGAACAACATGTCTTTTCCGGTCACAATGTCTAATGACTTCAAGGTTGAAGTTGCTACGACCAATGGCCGAGGGTCTACGCCCGAAGAAGTTGCTCAACGCTGTGTGAATAAAATAGTTGGGATTTCTGAAAATGCACCTCCTGCAATTCGGGACCAAGCTAGAGAGTACCGGAACGCCTTGGAGAAGACTATCGCAATATATATGCGACAGGCTATCCAAAGCGATAGAACTACGGTATATAATGCAATTAAAGATGCTGGTCAGCTAGAGTTGGCCGAATATATAAGGAAAATGTAAATGGCTTTTAGTGGCAACTTCTTATGTACCTCGTTCAAAGTAGAACTGATGAAGGGGGTTCACAACTTCACCTCAAGTGGTGGCAACACATTTAACATCGCACTGTATGACAACAGTGCTAGTTTTACTGCGGCAACTACTGCATACACCTCAAGCAACGAGATCAGTGGTACTAACTACACTGCAAAGGGTCAGGCGTTAAACCCTGTAACTCCTGTGGCAAGCAGCACTACCGCCCTCGTAGACTTTGCGGATGAGGTGTTTTCAAACGTAACGATTTCATCAGTTCGAGGAGCGTTGATCTTTAACGACTCTGCCTCTGGTGATCCTTCGGTTTGCGTGTTGGATTTTGGCGCTGACAAAGCAGCCAGTTCTGGGGACTTTACAATTGTCTTTCCAACAGCGGATGCGTCTAACGCTATTATCCGGATAGCCTAATGTCTGACGCCATCGTTGCACTTCATGGGTGGAATAGCTCTACCAGAGGGTGGAACGAA